GTCCCTGATGTGGCTGCTCACCGGCTGGTGGACCATCGCGTCCTGGCGCGCGGGCAAGCCCCCGCCGAAGCCCGCCGAACAGACCCCGCAGACCCCCTCGGCGGAGGCCGGCGCGGAGGCCGTCCGCACCCTCCTGTTGGACCTCATGGGCACCGGCTCCGGAGTGCACCTGCGGACCGTCCTCAAGCACCTCCAGGAGCACCGCCAGTGGGAGGGCCGCACGGTCACCGATCTGCGCGTCCATCTGGAGCGCCTCGGAGTGCCCGTGGACCGCGGCGTCAAGGTGGGCCGAACCCCCACCTGGGGGGTGCGCCGAAGGGACCTGCAGACCCCTTCCCCGGCCGAGCCTCAGGGGGCGCCTCCCGCCCCGTCTACCGCCGACTGACCTGCACGTATACCGGGCCGTCTACCACCGTCTACCGGCCCATCTACCCCAAGCCCCGGGGCGGCCGCCCCTCCGCCAAGAAGTACGGCCGCCCCGGTCCACCCATCCCGAACACGAGACAGGAGACCGCCATCATGGCACTCGGATTCAAGGGCCCCATCGAGCCCGACGACCCCCGCCTGCAAGGCCACGAAACCGTCTACCAGGCCTCCCGAGGCGGCTACTTCCCGCCCGTACCGAAGCCCGTAGCAGGCGCTGGACAGGACGAGTACACCGTGGAAATCACCCGGGAAGACTGACCACCTCGCCCGCCGGGCCTTCCGTCACCGTGCTCTGCACGGTTGTCACTTCCGAGTCACTACCTAGTGACGGAAACGATCCTTCGGCTCCGCCTTCGCCCCGATATCAACTACATTCACACCCTCACCCAGAAGCACCAAGGGAGCACAGTGAGTCAGCAACAGCAGCAGCCCAAGAAGCGGTCCATCGGCAAGTTCATGGGCCTGGGCTGCCTCGGCATCATCGCCCTCATCGTCGTCATCGCCGTCATCAGCTCCGCAGGTGGCAACGACAGCGCCGACAAGAGCAGCAAGGACAAGGCCGTCACCGCTGAAGGCTCCAAGGACAGCACCAAGGACCAGGCCGAAGGCAAGCCCCTCGCCGAGCAGTTCAAAGACTGCGTCGCCAAGTCCGGCACCCCCACGGAGAAGGAAGCCGTCCAGCACGTCACGAAGGTCACCGGCACGGACAAGTCGAACAACGTCCTCGACGCCGCCGAAGTCTTCACCGACTACACCGGCGGCATCGTCGGAGAGCACGCCTCCGACGGCAAGCTCATCGCCTCCGCCTTCGCGTCCTGCTACGAGTCAGACAACGGCCTGGTGACCGTCTACGACAAGGACGGCGAACTCCTCGCCAACGGCAACTACTGACCCTCCACCAGCAGGCCCGGCCCGCAACGCCGGCCGGGCCTGCCCCGAACGCCCGTACGGCACCATGGGCCCATGGAGTCCTACCAGCCACGCCGAGGGCGCCTCACCGCCGAACAGACCGCCACGCTCCTAGGCGTCTCCCGCGAGAACCTCCGCCTCCTGGTCCACCGGGGCAAGCTCCACCGCGTCGGAGGAAGCCCCCGACGCCCCGAGTTCGACGTCCAGGAGGTCACTGCCCTCCACGCGGACCGCCTCAAGCGCTCTGACCAGCCCCTCATGCAACCTGAACGCCATTCAGCTTGACGCGCAGGTCAGCGAGCTGTAACGATCTCCCCGTCACAGCCATGTCCGAAAACGGACACACATACAGGCATTGATCAAGGCCCCGGGACCTGACCCGAGGGCCTTTTTCGATGCCCGGCACCCGCCCGACGCGTACGAGACCCGGGGAGGTCTCCCGCAGCCGCGTGGGGCCGCGGTACACACGCCGGGCGGGTGCCAACCACCTCACCCACACCCCCCAGAGGACCCCCATGACCCACCACGTCCTCAACACCCCCCACAGACACCCCAGGCACGCCCACAGGCCGCTCACCAGCGCCTGACCCATGCTCAGGAGCCTTCTGCAGGCCATCGCAGGCCGATGCCCTACCCATCACCGAGCATCCGCGTACACCATCGCCGAGCTAGAGGTAGCCACAGGCATCGACCCAGACGCCATGACCAAGCACCAAGCCCAGGCAGACAGCATCGTCGAGGCCTACAGCAACCCCAGGATCATCGACTGCGGACGCAAGGCCTGCAGGCGCCCATGACCCCCAGGGGACCCCCAGGGGGAGGTACAGGGGGGTGGGTAGGCCATGCCGTACGCCCCACCCTCACGCTGCACCGACCCCGAGTGCTCTGAGTTCGCCACCAAGGGATCACGCTGCGACGAACACCAGCCCATCCCATGGCGAGGACGCGACAACAAGGCCGAGCGATACGGCATCTCAAGCGGAGAGTGGCGCACGCTCAAGCGCAAGATCACCAAGCGTGACAACGGATGCTGCTACATCTGCGGCGCCGAACCCGTCGACCCCGACGACGAGGATGCCGAGCCACACGAGCTCGACCACGTCATCCCCATCAGCGAAGGCGGAGCACGCCGCTCCCTCGACAACCTCGGCCTCGCCTGCACCACCTGCCACGACGTCAAGAGCAAGGCAGAGGCCGCACGGGCCAACCAGAGGCGCCGCAAGGCCCGCTGACCACTCCCCAAGCCTCAGGAGGCCACCATGCGCACCACCGCGCAACGCCTGATCGAGTTCCGGCGCGAGCTCAGCAACGCCTTCGGCTTCGGCGAGGAGCTACTCAACAACATTGTGCGCGACGCGGCTCGGACGCTCATCGCCGCAGAGGGCCTCGTCACGCGTCCGGACGTGGACTCTGAGACGCCGAAAAGGCCCCCTCTGGATGCCCCGGAGGGGGTAGGGGAGTCAAAATCACCAGCCTGATCGGCTGGGGGCCCGCCGCGGTCAACTCGGCATCTCTACGCTCAGAATAAATTTCGGCCGATGGCCGCCGAACCGGTCACGCTGAGTAAACATGCAGGTCAGGGGGTGATCGCGTGGGACGGACCGCCAAGCCAGCCGCCCTCAAGCTCATCTCAGGGCGTGCGCCCGGCCGCGACTCCGGCGGCCGCGTCGTCAACAAGGGGCCGGCCTTCCGCCGGATCCCGCCGCGGCCGCCGACGTGGCTCAGCCGCGAGGCCGCCGCCGAGTGGAAGCGGGTCGCGCCCGGCCTCGAGCGCCTGGACCTCCTCAAGGAAGAGGACCGCGCCGTCCTCGCCGCGTACTGCGAGACCTGGTCGCAGTTCGTCACGGCCACCCGCGTCGTCAGCCGGGAGGGCATCACCTCCGAGGTCACGACCATCAGCGTCTCCGGCGCCGAGACGACGCGCACCGTGCCGAACCCCGCCGTGGCTATCGCGCGTTCCGCCGGCCGCGAGCTGCGGGCGTTCGCCGCGCAGTTCGGCCTGACCCCCTCGAGCGAGCAGGCCCTGGCGAGAGGGGCCGACGATGGCGAAGAGGACGACAACCCGTTCTGAGCCGCAGTTCGACCTCCCCGACGAGGCCGAGCTCGGGCGGCTCAAGCTCTCCCCCGAGGTCGCCTGGTACCTCCTGAGCCGCGGCATCCCGCTGCCGGACTGCCCGCCGCTGATCCAGACCCCCAGCCCGGGCGAGGCGCCCGGCGCCGTGTTCGACCCCGACCGCGTCGACACGGTGATCCGGGCGTTCTCCAAGCTCCGGCACACCCAGGGCCAGTGGGCCGGCCGCCCGCTGGTGCCGGACCCGTGGCAGGTCGCGTACGTCATCGCGCCGGTGTTCGGCTGGGTGCAGTGGGACGAGGACGCGAACGCGTACGTGCGCGTGGTGCGCGAGTTGTACGTGGACGTGCCCCGCAAGAACGGCAAGTCCACGCTGTCGGGCGGCATCGCGATCTACCTGACCTGCGCGGACGGCGAGCCCGGCGCGCAGGTCGTGGCGGCCGCGACGTCGGAGCGGCAAGCCGGGTTCGTGTTCGCGCCGATCAAGCAGCTCGCCGAGCGGGCCCCGGCGCTGAAGGACCGCGTCCTCGCGCTGAAGAAGAAGATCGTCCACAAGCGGAGCAACTCCTACTTCGAGTGCGTCGCTTCGGTCGCTGACGCCCAGCACGGTGCGAACCTGCACGGCGCGGTCATCGACGAGCTCCACATCCACAAGGACCCCGAGCTCGTCGAGACGATCGAGACCGGCACCGGCTCGCGTACGCAGCCGCTGATCGTCATCATCACCACGGCCGACTCCGGCAAGCGGGAGACGATCTACCACCGCAAGCGCACGCGGATCGAGCAGCTGTCTCGGCGCGTGTTCACCGCGCACACCGTGTACGGCGTGGTGTGGGCGGCGGAGAAGGACGACGACCCGCACGACGAGGCGACCTGGCGCAAGGCCAACCCCGGGTACGGGATCAGCCCGACCCGTGCGTACATGCGCGCGCGGTCGGACGAGGCCAAGCAGTCCCCTGCAGACCTGGCGAAGTTCCTGCGCCTGCACCTAGGGATCCGCACGAAGCAGGAGACGAAGTTCCTGCTGCTGACCGCGTGGGACCGCAACGCGGGCATGGTCGACGAGCAGGCCTTCGCGGAGCGGGACACCTGGGGCGGCCTGGACCTCGCCAGCACCAGCGACCTGTGTGCGCTGTGCTGGCTGTTCCCCGACGACGAGACCGGGACCCTGGACGCGGTCTGGCGGTTCTGGACGCCGGAGGACAACCTCGCCTCCCTCGACAAGCGGACCGCCGGGGCCGCGTCCCGGTGGGTGCGTGAGGGATTCCTGACCAAGACGCCTGGCAACGTGGCGGACTACGACTTCATCAAGGAGCAGATCCGCCGCGACCGCGACACCTTCAAGGTCCGGTCCATCGGCTACGACCCGTGGAACGCCAGCCAGTTGACCAACGACCTGGTCTCCGAGCGGGCCCCCATGGTCAAGGTGAGGCAGGGCTTCCAGACCATGAGCCCGGTCCTGAAGGAGATCCAGCGGCTCACGCTGCAGGGCACCCCCGAGGTGCCGGCGCTGCGGCACGGCGGGCATCCCGTCGTGCGCTGGTGTGTCGACAACCTCGCCGTCGTCATGGACCCCGCGGGCAACGTCAAGCCCGACAAGGCGAACAGCAACGACAAGATCGACGGCGTGTCAGCGCTGGCCACAGCCATGGCCGAGATCATCGCCAGGCCCCCGCGCCGGAAGTCCCGGTACGCGGACGAAGACGAAATCATGGTCGTGTAGCGGCCGGGAGCGGGAGGCTGCTGTGTTCGCGTGGCGCCGTACAGCCGTACGGAAACGAGTCGTCGTCAACCTGCAGGACAAGGCGTTCCGGGGGATCCTCTGGGCGCAGCGGGGCCCGCTCCTGGTCCTGCGGGACGCGGAGCTCCTCGAGGCCGGCCGGGAGCCGCAGCCCGTGGACGGCGAGATCGTCGTCGAGCGGTCGAGGGTGGAGTTCACCCAGGTCCTCGCCGGGGGTGGTGGCTGATGGCGTTCGTGGTCAGCTCCGGTGAACTCTCCACCACCGGGGCTGGGGTCACGCACGCGCATGCGGCGATGTCGCTGCGGGCCGCGCCGTGGGAGTACGAAATGATCTGGCGCACGCAGCCACAGGTCCGCACGGTCATCGGGTTCATCGCCCGGAACATCGCGCAGCTCGGCATCCATACGTTCCGCCGGATCAGCGACACCGACCGGGAGCGGCTGACCGGGCACCCGCTCGCGCAGCTGCTCAGCGAGCCGCTGCCCGGGATGACGCAGTACCGGTTCATCGAGCGGATCGTGAGCGACCGCGCCCTGTACGACAACTTCTTCGGCATCAAGCTGAAGCTGAACGGGCGGCTACGGATCCTGCCGGTGCCGCCCAAGCTGATCCGCCCGTACGGCGGGAACTGGATCGCCCCGGAGTACTACCAGACCGCTGGCGGGCGGGACTTCGCGCCGGACGAAGTGATCCACATCCACGGCTACTCGCCCGACGACCTGACGTACGGCGAGTCTCCGATCGAGGCCCTACGCGATCTGATCCTCGAGTCGTCGGAGGCGGCTAAGGCCCGGGCGAAGATGTGGAAGTCGGGGGCCCGGATCACCGGTGTCCTCGTCCGTCCGGCCGATGCGCCGGACTGGTCGAAGGACGACAAGCGCCGCTTCCGCGAGATGTGGCGCAGCTTCTCCGACGGCGGTGGAGGCGAGGGCGGTACTCCGATCCTCGAGGACGGCATGACCTACGACAAGATCGGCTTCAACCCGGAGCAGGCGCAGTACATCGAGGGGCGGAAGCTGAGCCGGGAGGAGTGCGCGTCGGCGTACTACATCCCGCCGCCGCTCATCGGAATCCTCGACCACGCCACCTACAGCAACATCAAGGAGCAGCACGCCCACCTCTACCAGGACACCCTGGGTCCCTGGACGGTGGACCTGCAGCAGGAGTTCGTCGCGCAGATCCTGCCGGACCTGCCGGGCGACAACTCGGATGTCTACGCCGAGTTCAACGTCGAGGCGAAGATGCGTGGAGACTTCGAGTCGCAGGCCGCCGCGGCATCGACCGCGACCGGTGGTCCGTGGATGACCCGCAACGAGATCCGTGGCCGGAACAACCTGCCGCGCATCGAGGGCGGGGACGAGCTGATCGTCCCGATGAACGTCACTGAGGGCGGCCTCGCCTCGCCTCGGGACACCGCCCCCGAGCCGGGCGACGCTCCCCCGAAAGCGCGTGGCCTGCCGCGTACCAAGGCGAGCGGCAAGCCTTCCAGCATCGGCACCTTCGTGTCCGAGCGCGACGCCCTCGAGAAGGGCCTCGTCCGGTTCAGCGAGCGGCAGGCCGATGCCCTGCTCGTCGCGGCCGGCGCGAAGGCCGACGACGGGCCGCCGGATCTGCTGGAGCTCTGGGCAGCCGGATCGGAGGACCGGCTCGCGCAGCTGCAGGCGCTCCTCGGCCACCACGGGTTCCGGCTCGCGCAGGTCGGCGCGTGGGAGGTCCTCGACGTTCACAACCCCGAGGCCGAGGACTGGTCGGCCGATGTGATGCTCGCCTGGATCCTCGCTGCTGCTGAGACGCATGCGGCGCAGCACGAGGAGGCAGGACGGGAGGCCGTCGCCCAGGTGCAGGAGGAGGGCGGCGACGGCTGGCGGGAGGCCCTGCAGTCGGCCGGCGGTGCGTGGGGCACCGCGGCCGCTGCACGGGCACTGACCGCCTCCACCGAGCTGCGCTCCTTCGGCGGCCACGACGCGGCCGGCGCGAGCGGGCTGACGAAGAAGATCTGGCGCACCGGCGGCACCAACCCCAGAGCCAGCCACAAGGCGCAGAACGGCGAACAGGTCTCGCTCGACGACGTGTTCTCCAACGGTCTGCGCTGGCCCGGTGACGGCAAGGGCGAGACGAAAGAGCTCGTCAACTGCAACTGCCAACTCGACTACGCGAAGGAGGACTGACCGTGCGCACCATGGAAGTGACCGCCAAGGTGAAGGCTGCGGGGACCGCCGACGGCCTGGCCGACGGGCAGTTCCTCGCCCTGGTCAGCGTGTTCAACAACGAGGACAGCTACGGCGACGTCGTCCGCCCGGGAGCCTTCACCCAGACTCTGCAGGAGTGGGCAGCTACGGGAGATCCCGTCCCGGTCATCTGGGCACACCAGTGGTCCGACCCGTTCGCCCACGTCGGGCACGTCCTCCGAGCGACCGAGACCCTAGAAGGCCTGGAAGTCCTCGGACAGATCGACGACCTGACAGGCGACGATCAGAACCCCACCGCCAGGCGGGTGTACAGCCTGCTCAAGGGGCGCCGAGTCAAGCAGTTCTCCTTCGCCTACGACGTCGGCGAAGGCGGCTGGATCAGCGATGACGAGCACCCCTGGGGCGGCTACTACGAACTACGCCGCCTCGACCTCCACGAGGTCGGCCCATGCCTGCTCGGCGTGAACCGCGAGACCGAGCTGCTCGCCGTTAAGGCCCAGAGTCTGGCCACCGGCGCGAAGGCCGGCCGCGTCCTGTCGCAAGCGAACTACGACCGCCTCACCGCCGCATACACATCGATCGGTGAGGTCCTGGCCGCCGCCGAGCCTGAAAAGGCCAGGCGCCCGGCCACCCCCAAGAACGCCTCCGAGGAGACCGGCCAGCCCGGCTCTGCAGCAGCCAGCGGCGACACGCCGCCCGCTCAGCCTGCAGAGACCGAGTCCGCCCAGGTCGTGCCGGAGGAGAACAAGAGCAGCGAGGAAGAGGCCACGCCGGACCCCCGCGAAGTGTCCCCCGAGGACACCGCCAAGGCCGGTGCCGTCTCCGCCCGTCTGCGTACCGAACTCGCGTTCATGGAGCTCGAGTTCTCGCTTACGGATTGAGGAGACCATGGCCAAGACGATCAAGGAACTCTCCGAGGAGATGAAGCACCACCTCCTCAAGGCGCGGGAGATCACCCTGGCCGCCGAGGAGGACGGCGACCGCGACTTCACGGCGGACGAGGCCAAGGACCTGCGCGAGCACATGTCCAAGGCCACGGCGGCCAAGGCCGCCATCGAGGAGCGCAAGGGCAACGACGAGCTGAAGGCGACTCTCGCCCAGCTCGGCGACGACATCGCCCTGAACGCCAAGACCGACGAGGACGGCAAGCGGCAGACCGCATCCGGCTTCCACCTGCCGGACAAGGGCAAGTCCCTCGGTGAGCAGTTCACCGCTTCGCCCGAGTACAAGGGCCTCCTCGCCCAGGCCCCGAACGGAAAGTTCGGGCAGAAGCAGCGCGTTCAGTCGGAGATGTTCGGCGTCAAGAGCCTGGTCACCGGCGGCTCCGACACCTCCGGCGGCGCCCTGGTCCAGAACGACTGGCGCGGACTGCAGGTCGGCCTCGACGTCTTCCAGCGGCCCCTGCGTATCCGCGACCGCGTCACTCCCGGCACCACCACCTCGGACACGGTGGAGTACGTCCGCGTCACCTCCGTGACGAACAACGCGGCGCCGGTCCCGGAAGCCACCAGCTCGGCGGCGCCGACCGCGCCGGGTGGTGCGGGCGCCCTGGTGAACAACGCCGGCGGCGGCTACAAGCCGGAGTCCGGTGTGGCACTGGCGAAGGTGACCACGGCGGTCAAGACGATCGCGCACTGGATGCCGGCCACCAAGCGGGCGCTGTCCGACGCGGCACAGATCCGCACGCTGATCGACGCGTTCCTGATGTACGGCCTCGAGGAGGAGCTCGAGGACCAGATCGTCAACGGCGACGGCACGGGCGAGAATTTCGAAGGCCTCGCCAACGTATCCGGCGTTCAGGCACAGGCATTCGAGGACGACCTGTTCACCACCTACCGGAGGGCGAAGCGCAAGGTCGTCACCGTAGGCCGCTCGATCCCGAACGCGTACCTGATCAACCCGATCGACCTGGAGGAGCTGGACCTGCTGCAGGACAACGAGGGCAGGTACTACTTCGGAGGGCCGTCCGGCGCGGGTACAGCCCGGAGCCTGTGGGACCTGCCGGTCGTCGAGACCGAGGCCGTTCCGGAGGGCACCGCCTACTGCGGCGACTTCCGCAAGGCGGTCCTTTGGGACCGGGAGCAGGCGACCGTGCAGGTGACCGACAGCCACCTGGACTTCTTCGTCCGCAACCTCGTGGCGATCCTCGCGGAAATGAGGGCAGCCTTCGGCATCCTGCAGCCCAGCGCCTTTATTGAGATCGACCTGACCGCGTAACAGAACGGAGAAACCCTCACCTGCTCTATCCGCTCCTAATAGCTTGCAAGAGAACTATTAGGAGCGGATAGGGGTGGGGATGATGGCTGGTCCGGGGCGTCCGCAGGTGAAGCGCCGGGTTGTCGCCTGCACTGGATGCGGCGACCCGATCGAACGCCGCGAGAGCGATCTTGCTCGGCTGAAGAGCGGCCGGGTGTTCTGCTCACGGGAGTGCCGGGGCCGCGTAGGCAGCAAGCCGCGGCGGGGGACGAACATCACCTGCCAGGGCTGCGGCGCAGACGTCTACCAACCGCCCGGGCAGCAACGGCAGTTCTGCTCCAAGGGGTGCCACGACGAGGCCCAGAGAGTTGGCCAAGTCGTCACGGCCTGCGCCTGCTGCGGCTCGGAGTTCCGTCACCAAAGGTCCGCTGCCCGCAAGTACTGCTCGAAGCAGTGCGAGGCCGACGGGCGCATGGTCCGCGTACTGGACCGCAAGCACAACGGCCGCGCGGTACGGATCAACGCAGCTGGCTACGTCCTGGTCTGGGAACCAGACCACACGGCCTCGTACAGCGGCTGGCTCTTGGAACACCGGCTCGTCGCAGAGAAGACCCTGGGGCGACGCCTCGATAGGGCCGATGAAGTGCACCACATAAACAGGGATAAGGCCGACAATCGGCCGGAGAACCTCGTGGTCTTGTCTGGGCCGGACCACGCGTCCATCACAGCACTCGACAACTGGCGAGACCTCAGAGACCTGAAGGCTCAGCTCGCCCGGTACCGCGAGCTGTATGGCGACCTACCGGAGGAATGACATGGCTTACCTCAACCCCAGCGCGGGCGCGTCCCGCGAGGGGTCGCAGACCGCAGCCGTCACGAACGCCGCTGCTGCGACCGCTGCGGCGGCCGCCGGCGCGAACCCGACGAAGGCGGAGTTCGACGCGCTCCTGGCCGACACGAACGCGCTGCGCACCAAGCTCAACGCGCTGCTCGCGGCCATGCGCGCGTCCGGCCAGATGGCTTCGTGACCCTGTTCACCCACCGCAACGCCGGAGGGCGGTGCCCGTGCGGAGCGATGGATGCGACGTGCGGGCCGCCCTCCGATGTGGTGCCGGTGGACCAACGCATCGAGGAGGTGGCCGCAGTGAGCGGTCCGCTGAAGAAGTACCGGGTGAAGCGCGGGAGCTTCGTCACCGTGATGAAGCTGAACGAAGCCGACGCCAAGCGGCTGGGGGCGGGACCGGATGACGTCGTTGGGGCGGCGTCGACGATCCCGCTCATCAAGCCGGTCGACGAGTCCGACGGTGGTGACGGCGATGGCGCTGCTGACGACTCCGGTGACGTCCAGGCCGTGGCCGCTGCTGATACCGGTGCGGGGGCGGAGCCGGTGCAGCCGGCTGCGGACCCCGGCGGTGACGTCCAGGCGCCGGGAGACCCGGCGGCAGCGACGGATCCGGACGATCCGGAGGAGGAAGCGGTGACCGAGGCCGACACCCCGGCGGCCACCGACCCGGCCGGCCCAGGCGACGCCGGAGCGAAGGCGCCCGTCAAGGCGCCGGTGAAGAAGGCGGCTGCCAAGCGGCAGACGGCATCGGCGAACAAGGCCCGCCCGGCGGCGGCCAACAAGGCCGAGAGCCCCGGTGGCTGACGAGTACCTCGCGGACCCGGCCGAGCTCGCGGCGAAGCTCGGCCGGGAAGCGGACGACCCCAGGCTGCTGTACGCGCTGCTGTCGGCGTCCCGCCGGTTCCGTGGGCAGGTCGGCCACTCGGTCATTCCGGTCACGACGGAGACGGTGACGCTGGACGGCAACGGCCGTGAGTCGCTGCTGCTGCCGGTGTGGCCGACGACCGCGGTTCAGTCGGTCGAACTCGAGGGCGTGGAGCTCGTCGAGGGCACCGACTACGACTGGTCGGACGCGGGCATGCTGCGGCGGCTGGGCTGCCGGGTGTGGCCGGACAAGCTGCGCTGCCTGCAGGTCGGCTACAGCCACGGCTTCGCCACCTCCCCCGAAGACATCCAGGAGGTCGTCCTCGAGCGGGCCGAGGCGGCGTTCACGATTCCCGTGGGCGTGCAGTCCAAGGCGGTCGGCGGGCAGTCGGTGACGTTCGGGGCGCAGGCTGCTTCCGGATCCACCGAGGCCTGGACGAAGTGCGTCGCCCGGCACGCGGTCCGTACCGCCGCCGACGTGTGAGAAGGGGGCGCCGTGTTCTTCTTCGACTCCGTCGTCCGCGTACGTGCGGGCACACGCGTCGACCGGGGCGGCAACACCGTCGAGGACTGGACGGACGGCGCCGTCTCGCGGCTGACGGTCGGGCAGTTGAACATCCAGCCCACCAGCCAGACCGAGCAGACCGACCCGACACGCAACGCGGTCGTCACCGGCTGGCGCGTCCAGTCCGAGGAGGGCACGGCCCCGGACATCACCGCCCGGGACCGCATCGAGTGGAACGGCATGACCCTCCTCGTCGAGGGCGAGGTCGCCCCGTGGCCGGACCCCCTCAGCGGCGCCCACCACCACACCGAGTTCACGATGGTCCGCGCGACCGGATAGGAGGTGGCTCGTGCTTGTCGACTTCCGCCTCGACGCGGCCGGCGTACGCGAGGTCCTCAGGGGCCCCGAACTCCGCGCGTCCGTGGACGGCTTGGCCGACCAGATCGCAGGCCACGTCCGCGGCAACGTACCCGCCGATGTGGTCGTCTCGGTGAAGGGCTACACCACCGACCGAGGCGCCGCATCGATCACCGTGCAGGACGTGCGGGCCATGGCCTGGCAGGCCCGCGACGGCATCCTCACCCGCGCCGCCGCAGCGGTCGGCCTCGAGGTCAAGGCCTGGCAGCGATGAAGACCCTGACCGTCTTCGGCGACGCCCAGGCCGCCGGGGCCACCGTCCTGCGGGATGCCCTCGCCAGCCGTGTGGAGGCGTTCGCGCAGGACGTCACGGTCGGCACGAAGGTGCCGGCCGACCGGTCGCCGGAACTGGACCGGCTGCCGTACGTCATGGTCCGCAAGGACTCCGACAGTCCGCACTCGTCCATGGCCAACTCGCGGGTCACGCTGCGGGTGACCGTCTGGCACGAGGACGACGACCAGGCGCACGACCTCGCGATGCTCTGCCAGGGCCTGCTGATCGTGCACTCCGGCCCGGTCATCCGCGGCGTCCGCCCGGGCACCGGCCCGATCGCCGCCGTCGACGACGTCTCCGACAACCCGCTGAGCACGTTCACCGTGCTCGCCAACGTCAGGCCCCGACTGGCCTGACCCTCAACACCCGCCGTCCGGCGATGGGGCAGAGAGCCTCCTCCGGCTGAGACCCGGTTGCGCGCGCAGCGACCGGGCGGCGGGCCCCGCTCTGAACCGCGGCTCCCTGCTGACCTTGCAACTGAGAGGAGGGCGCCGTGGCCGGCGACCCGACAAAGGCAAACCTCTGGACCGACGCGGACGTGTACGTGTCCTGGAACCTGAGCGCTACCCTGCCCGCCGACGCGGAGACTCCGTTCGGATCGGACTGGAAGCAGATCGGTCTCCTCGATGGCGACGAGGGCTTCCCCGAAACGAGGGACGAGGACACCGACGACAAGTTCGCCTGGGGCGGCATCATCGTCCGCACCAGCCGCAACCACTTCAAGCTCACCAAGAGCTTCACCGCGCTCGAGGACAACGAGTGGACCCGCAAGCTGGTGTGGCCGGGCAGCACCGACACGCAGATCAAGGTGCCCAAGCCGGAGCGCGTGCTGGTGGCCTTCGAGACCCGCGAGGGCGAGAAGGTCCGCCGCCTGGCCACTGCCCTGTACGCGGAGTGCTCGCTGGACGGCGACCACGGTGAGAACGAGACCGACCTCGAGTCGGCGACGATCTCGGCGACGATCTTCCCGACGAGCGGCGGTGTCCTGTTCAACCGGCAGGCCACACCGATCCTGGAGTCCATCTCCGTCACGCCGTCCACGCTGACGGTCGCCGACGGCGAGATCGGTGCCCTGGCCGCGACCGCGACCTACTCGGACGCGACCACGGCGGACGTCACGGCGGAAGCGTCCTGGTCCTCGTCGGACCCGACCAAGGCCACGGTCAGCGCGGGCTTCGTCACCGGCGTCGCCGCAGGCGCATCCACCGTGACGGCCACCTACCTCGGCGAGACCGACACCTGCGCCGTCACCGTCACGGCCTGACCCAGCGCCCGGGCGCGGGGAGTTCGTCGCGGTTCGGCCCGCGCCCGGTGCACCACCCACCCCGAACCGCGACACCGAAGGAGGCCCTGTGCCTCTGCAGTTCACCGACGCCGAGATCAACGCCAAGGCCGTACAGCTCGGCGTCATCACCGAAGGCGCAGCCGTCCCGAACCGGCACCGCTCGAAGGTCGTGGCCGCCCTCGTCGAGGAACGGCGCGCCGCCGACCGGCAGGAGAAGCAGGCCGAGCCGGTGTGTGCGAAGGAGATCGTCGTCGAGCCCGGCGGCGCCGTGCTCATCGATGGCGAGCCGTTCCCCTGGCTGATCGCCAGACAGCCGATGGAGATCGGCCTCAACCCCGAGGGCATCAGCACCGTCCGCCTCACACTCCTGGCCGAGGCGGTCCAGGTCCTCAAGCCCAAGCCCAGCAAGAACGAGAGCGAGTAGCACCCATGACCACCCGAACCGCGACCAAGAGCACCCAGGGCAAGGCTCCGACAAGGCCGGACGACCAGCCGTTCGACTTCAACCTCGACGCCGTCAAGGCCGAAGTCGAGAGCACACCGTTCATCGTTCACTGGAACGGCCGCCGCTTCGAGTTCGCCCACATGCAGGACCTCGACAGCTGGGAACTCCTGGCGGCCGCAGACGGTGGTGAGGCGAACGCCGTCATGGGCTCGCTGCGCCTGGCCCTGGGCGGCGAGCAGTGGAAGGCCTTCCGCGAGAAGCCACTTCCGCAGTACAAGCTGATGCCCCTCTTCAAGGCATGGCAGAAGCACTGCGGGATGGAAGAGGGGGAATCCTCGGCCTCGTCCGACTCCTGAGCGAGTACGGCGAGGCTGTCGAAGCGGACCTTCGCGAAACGTACGGAGTGCGGCTGGGTGACCTGTTCGCCCGTGACGCCGGCGGGCGACCGCTGCTGACGTGGCGGGAGCTCAGCTCCTACGTACGCCAGCTGCCCGCCCGCGCGCGCACGCGTCTGGCGATGGGCGAGACCGACGGTGTGTGGGGGCTGCAGGAGCACCTGCAGGCGCTGACGATCGACGAGCTGCGGGTTGCGAACTGGCAGCGCGCGAACGAGGGCGTGAAGCAGTCCAAGCAGACCAAGCCGCCTGCCCCGCTGACCCGCCCGGGCGTCGGGCGCGGCCGCGACAAGAACAGCCCCGAGCGGATCGCCAAGCGCAAGGCCGCCCTCGAGCGGGCCGCCGACCGGCGCCGCGCCATCGCCGCCGGGGAGATCACCTGATCAACAACTGAAAACGGGGGTGCCCTATGCCGAACGTCGGCTACGCCACGCTGCAGGTCATCCCCTCCGTACGCGGTATCGCCGACGAGCTGCGCAGCCAGCTCGTCGGCCCCGCCGAGGACGCAGGAGAAGAGGCGGGCCAGGCCGCCGGCGGGAACCTCAAGGACAAGCTCCTTGCCGGGGCCGCCATCGCCGGAGCGGCCGCGGGCGCTGTTCTCGTCGCCGGGATCACCGAGGCGATGGAGCAGGCGAACATCACCTCTGTCCTCAAGGGACAGCTCGGCGCGACTGGCAAGGACGCTGCCCGGTACGGGAAGATCGCCGGACAGCTGTACGCGAAGGGCATCGTCGAGGACGTCCAGGCGGGCGCCGACGCGATCCGTGCGGTCGTGCAGGGCGGCCTCGTCCCGCCGGACGCGACGAACAAACAGCTGAAGTCCATCGCCGCGCAGATGGCCGACGTGGCAACCACCTTCGGTACGGACATGGGTCTGCAGTCCCAGGCCGTGTCCGCGCTGTTGAAGAACGGTCTGGCGCCGAACGCGAAGACAGCGCTCGGCATCATCACAACCGGCTTCCAGAAGCTGGGCCCCAACGCCGAGGACCTCCTCGAAACGTTCCAGGAGTACCCGGTCCAGCTGAAGAAGCTGGGCCTGGACGCCAAGACCAGCCTCGGCCTGTTCCAGCAGGGCCTCAAGGGCGGCGCCCGCGACACGGACATCCTGGCCGACCTCTTCAAAGAGTTCTCCATCCGCTCGATCGACATGTCGCAGTCCAGCCAGGACGCGTACAAGGCGCTGGGCCTGCCCGCACAGGAGATGTCCAGCAAGATCGCCAAGGGCGGGGCGAGCGCGTCCGCCGGCCTGCAGACTGTCCTGGACAAGCTCCGCGAGATGAAGGACCCGGTGGCCCGTGAGGCGGCCGCCGTGGGCCTGTTCGGAACCCAGGCCGAGGAAGTCGGCTCGGCCTTGTTCAAGCTGGACCCGAGCAAAGCCACCAATGCCTTCGGGGATATGTCCGGGGCGGCCAAGCAGCTCGGCAAGGACCTCCACTCGGGGGCCTCGCACGAACTCGAGGTGTTCTTCCGGGGCCTGAAGCAGGGCTTCGTGACGTTCCTCGGCGGCCAGGTACTGCCCATCCTCAGCAAGACCGGCAGCTTCCTCAACAGCAACGTGCTGCCGCCCATGAAGACGCTCGGGTCGATCCTGGCGGTCACGCTCGTGCCCGCTCTGCGGCTGACGTGGATGGCCGGCGCCGCGACCGTGAACTGGCTGCGGGACTTCGGCGTGTGGCTCATCCCCGCGGCGATCGCGGTCGGCGGCCTGACCATCGCCCTCAACGCGCAGGCCATCGCGACCGCGTTCGTCACGGGCGTGTTCTCGATCTATCGGGCGGCCATCCTGATCGGCACCGCGGTGACGAACGGGTTCGCCATCGCCCAGGGCCTGCTCAACGCTGTGATGGCCTTGAATCCGTTCGTCTTGGTCGCGATCGCCCTGGTCGCCCTGGGCGCCGCGCTGGTCATCGCCTACAAGAAGAGCGAGACCTTCCGCACGATCGTCCAGGCCGCGTTCAAGGCGATCTCGGTCGCAGCCCTGTGGCTCTGGGACGTCGTGCTCAAGCCTGTGATCGGGTTCATCGTCAAGGCGTTCCAGTGGTGGTGGACCGCCGCCAAGATCTACTTCACCGCCGTCGGCGTCATCTTCTACACGCTCGGCGCGGTGGCCGTCTGGCTCTGGGAGTCGGCGATCTCCCCGGTGATCGGCTGGATCATCGCCGGATTCAAACTCTGGTGGGCCGGGGCCAAGCTGTACTTCTCCCTGGTCGGAGCCGGTTTCCGGGCCGTCGGAGCGGCCGCGATGTGGCTCTGGCACGTCGCGATCTCGCCCGTGATCGACCTGATCGTCGGCGGTTTCAAGCTCTGGTGGGCCGGGGTCAAGATCTACTTCGGGTTCGTCCGCGCCGGGTTCCGGGCGGTCGGAGCCGGCGCGACCTGGCTGTGGAAGTCCGCCATCTCACCAGCCCTGTCCGGGATCAAGTCGGTCATCGCCGACGGCTACAACGTCGGGATCCGGCCCGTCCTCGACAAGCTGCGCGCGGCTGTCGGCAAGGTCGGCGACGCGTTCCGCATGGCCAAGGACGCCATCAAGGTGGCCTGGGACAAGGTGAAGGGGATCGCTAAGGCGCCCGTCGTCTTCGTCGTGAACACGGTGTACGGCAAGCTGCGCGGTGTCTGGAACACCGTGGCGGGGGCCTTCGGGGCTCCGAAGCTGCCGGCGTACACGTTCGCCACCGGCGGTGTCCTCCCCGGCTACACGCCGGGCCGTGACGTACATCTGGCAGCCCTGTCCGGCGGCGAGGCCGTCATGCGGCCGGAGTGGACGCGGGCGGTAGGACCCGGCTACGTCAACTCCATGAACGCTGCCGCACGCGGCGGAGGAATCCGCGGCGTGCAGCGCGCCCTCGGCCTGCCCGGGTTCGCGGACGGCGGCATCTTCGGCTGGGTGAAGAACACCGCGTCCAAGGGCGTGGACGTGGCGAAGTCGAGCGTGTCCTGGCTGAAGGACGGCATGAAGGCCAGCGCCCTCGCCGGGATCAACAGGGCGGTGAAGCCTCTCATCGAGCGGATCTCCGGGTCCGCCTCGCTGTACCGGGACATGATCACCAAGGTCCCGGAGAAGATGGTCAAGTCCCTACTGAGCTACACCGACACAGCGGACAAGAAGCTCGGCGCGGCAGGCATCGGCGGCAAGGGCTTCAAGTCCGCCCTGTCCTTCGCCAAGTCCCAGGCAGGCAAGCCCTACATCTGGGGCGGAGTCGGCCCGGCAGGCTACGACTGCTCCGGCTTCATGAGCGCCATCGAGAACATCATCCGGGGCCTGAAGCCCTATGCCCGCCGCTGGGCCACCGGCGCCTTCTCCGGCTCCACCGCCCCGTCCGGCTGGGTACGCGGCGCCCGCTCCCCGTTCCGCGTCGGCATCACCAACGCCGGCGTCGGCCACACGGCGGGCACCCTGAACGGCACGAATGTCGAGAGCCGCGGCGGCGACGGTGTCGTCGTCGGCTCCCGGGCGCGCGGCTACAACGACAGTCTCTTCACCGACTGGTACGGCCTGAAGGGCTACTCCAAAGGGACCCGCGGCGCCACCCCCGGCTGGGCGTGGGTCGGCGAACTGGGCCCCGAGCTGGTGCGCTTCGGGGGCGGAGAGGAGGTCCTCAACCACCGCGACTCACTGAGGGCCGCAGGCGGCATGGGCGTACTGCCCGGCTACGCCAAGGGCACCAGCAAGGCCAAGATCAAGGCGGCCCGGAAGGACCTCCCTGGGGACCTGACCGGGGTGACGAAGGCGCTGACGGCGTCGGCGTCGGAGATCAAGCGGGCGTTCGACGCACTCACCAAGGACCTCCGCGCGGCCGGGGGTGCGGGCAAGGCGCTCGCCGCGTCGAGCACGAAGGCGTCCGCGAAACTGCAGGCGCTCGCGAAGCGGCGCGACAGCGTCGACTCCCGCCTCGAGGCCGCCAAGTCGGCGGCCGCCGACCAGAAGAAGACGGCCCAGGACTTCTTCGGCCTGTCGCAGCTCGGCGAGGTGGGCACCTTCTCCGACCTGCTCGGCGGGCTGAAGTCGAGGCAGGCCGAGGTGGAGGCGTTCCGCAAGCAGATCGCCGGGCTGTCGAAGAAGGGCGTCAGCCAGGACATCATCAGCCAGCTCGTCGCCCAGGGCCCGGGCGGCCCGCTGATCGATCTGATCGCCGGAGCGTCCAAGGGCCAGCTCGCCCAGCTGAACAAGGTCTCCGCGGCGGGCGGCGCCCTGTCGACGTCGTTCGGCCGGACCATGGCCGACGCGATGTTCGACGCCGGGTCCCAGGCCGGGAAGGGATTCCTGACCGGTCTACAGGCGCAGGAGGCGGAGCTGCAGAAGGCCATGGACCGGCTCGGTGCCGGGCTGGTCGCGGCCATCCGCAAGAAGCTCAAGATCAAGTCGCCGTCGAGGGTCACGCAGTGGGTGGGCGAGATGACCGGCGCGGGCGTCGGGGTCGGCCTGGACAACACCGCCGCGACCGTGGCAGCCGCGGCCGCGCGCGTCGCCGACGCCGCGGTCCCGGGCGTCCCGGCCGTCTCCCCGGCGGGCATCGCCTCGTCCGCGTCCACTCCGCGAGGGCTGACCTCGGGTGGCCGGGTCTACCTGGTGCTGGAGGACGGCCGCGAGCTCGCCGCCTACGTCGACGACCGTGCCGACGACCGCGTGGGCGCGGGCCTCAACCGCGTGCGCCGGGCGGCGTCCGCCGGCCGCAAACACTAGAGAGGAGAGCCAACGGATGCCGATGATCGTGGACCCGGACGCGCCGCCCATCACCCCGCCGGAGACCGTCACCAGCCCCGACGGCTGGCTGACGGCCGTCGTCGACACCACTTGGGCCGGTGTGGTCCTGGCCGTCGACTACACCGCCGGCACTCCGCTCGCCGACGCGGCCAACGTCGTCAAGGTCCTGATCACCCGCCAGGACCCGGGCGCGGCCGCGGCCGCGCCCGTGCGGGGAGCGAATCTCGCATGGGCGCTGGAGGGCGTGGGACAGGGCTACGACCATGAGGCCCCGCTCGGGGTCGGCGTCACCTACACCGCCCGCCCGCAGTACGCCGACGGGAGCTGGGGGCCGGAGTCCTCCCTCGGCATCACCGTGCCCGCGCCGTCGCCGGTCGCCGACGTGTGGTTGAAGTCGATCGACCTGCCGGGCGCGTCCGCGCGGGTGACGGTGACGGCGTGGCCGCAGCTGGCGTGGTCCGCCCGCATCGACCAGGCCGCCGTGGCGGGAAGCGCGTTCCCGGCGGCCGCGCAAGACGTGTACGGGGCGGCCGCCTCGGAGATCACGCTGGACGCCGAGGGCGACGAGATCGAGGCCGTACGGGAGCTGCTGACGACGCCGGGGGTGCGGCTGCTGCAGACGAGGCCGGCCTACCGCAGGCCGGACATTTTCGTGCTGCTGTCCGATCCGGCCGAGGCCGTCGACGGCACCCCGGACGGGTCGCGGACGTTCACCGCCTCGGTGATCCAGGTGGCGCGGCCGGACACCGGCGGGCAGCCCATGCGGATGCCGGAGTGGTCCTACGACGTCCTCGCCGGGGAGTACGCCTCCTACGACGCGGTGGCGGCCGCGTACTCGTCGTACGCGTCGCTGGCCACCAACGGGGTCATCTGATGCTGCCGATCAGCGCGCACGTTCTGGCCGCGCTGCCGCAGGCGGTGGGGCGCCCGTACTGGGCGGAGTGGTCCAACGACGGCGGGCAGACGTGGACGCGGTGTGCGATCGCGGCGGGGTCGGCGTCGGTCGCGGCGGACCGTACCGCGGACGTCCGCTACACCGCTGGCGCCGATCTCGTCGGCGTCACCGGCGGGCGCGACGGCGTCAACGCGATCGCCACCAACGTCCGCCTGTGGCAGGGCATCACGCTGCCGCGCGCGGACCCGGTCTGGTTTCCGGCCGGCCGGTACACCGTCACCCGCACCCGCGCGAACCGGGCGGGGACGATGACGGTGGAGTTGGACGGCCTCGAGGACGAGTTGCGCGCCGCGTCGTTTCCGACGGCGCGGACGGTCGGCCCCGGGGTGGCGCGCGGCCTGGTCGAAGGGCTCGTCGGGGAGGCGCTGCCGGGGATTCCCGTGGCGTGGCGTTCCGGCGTCAACCCCGACCTGCAGGTGCCGCAGATCGCGGCGACGGAGGACCGGTGGGCGGTCCTGTCCGGCGGCTCCGACTCCACCGGCACCGACACCGGGATCGTCTCTGCGCTCGCGGGGGAGATCTGGGTGGACGCCAGGGGCATTGTCACCATCGGTCCCGTGCCCACGCTGGACGGGCAGGCCGTGTGGACGATCCGGCGGGGGCAGGGCGGCGCGCTGGTCGAGCCTCAGGCGGAGCAGACTGCCGAGGGCCTGGCGAACGTGTGGGCGGTCACCGGCGACGGAGGCGACGGCGCCCCCGCCGTGGGGCCGATGTTCGCGTGGGACGACGACCCCAACTCCCTCACCTACGCCGGCCCCGACCCCATCAACGACCCCGGCGCCCCCCAGCGTCTCGGTCTGAACGGGGTCCGGCTGCGGGTCCAGCGGTACGCGTCGGCGGTCATCACCACCCCGAACCAGGCCTCCGACGTCGCCGCCGCCAAGCTCGCCGATTCCCTGGGCGTGCGCGCGTCGCTGACCCTGACCGCCGTTTGCAACCCGGCCTTGGAGCCGGGCGACCTGGTCGCTGTCGAGACCGACCCGGAGGTGTTCGAGCCGCACATCATCGACACGCTGTCGTACACGCTCGGCTCGGCCTCCATGTCCTGCTCCACCCGCACCACCACCAGGAGGCTGACGTGAGCGACCCCGCGGACCTCCTCGGCGCCGCCCTCGCCCGCACCCGCACCTCCGGCGGTGACGTCCTCTCCCTCGAGGTCGCCGACGTCACCGAGTCCGGGCGGGTCAACCTCCTCCTCGGCAACGGCGACCTGCTGCTCGACGTGCCGTGCCCGGACTCCTACCGGGACCGCGCGGCCGGCGACTGGGTGGCGGTCCGGCTCTCGGCCCGGCCGGTCGTGCTGTGGCGGCTCGGCGCCGACCCGGCCGAGACCGCCACGGAGAACACCGAGGAGATCGCCACCCAGGCCGCCATCGACGCCCAGGTCGTCCGCGCCGCCACTTACGGCACCGGCGCCCCGGTCGGGTCAGGCTGGCAGCAGGCCACCGAGGTCCACGTCCGCAAGGTCGACGGCAAGCTCGAGGTCTACTTCAAGGTCGGCTCGGTCGCGGACCCCTCGCCGGGAACACCGGACGTGCCCGCGCCCCGGCCGGTGACGATCACACCCACGGACTCCGGGTCCTGGCGGAACGGGAAGCCCGACGAGTACGCCGCCTCCCCGACCCAGGGCGACTGGACGGGCCGCGGCAACCGGCGCGGGGCCTGGTTCTACGGGTCGGCGATCCAGAACGCGTGCACGGGCAAGACCGTCGCGAAGATGACCGTGAAGTTCGCGCGGAAAACCGGCGCCGGCGTCAACGCCAAACGGCCCATGCACCTGTACCTGCACGACCACTCCTCGGCCCCGTCCGGGCAACTGGACCTGGACGACGGTCCGGAGGAGCTGCTGAGCCTGTCCGTCGGCGCGACCGGCACCGCCACGCTGCCCGCGTCATGGCGCTCCCAGCTGGCGTCCGGCGCCGCGAAGGGACTGGCGATCTACGCCAACGGCTCCCGCGACTACGCCGCATTCACCGGCGGCAAGTTGACCATCACCTTCTCCGCGTAGGAGCACCCTTGCCCACCATCGGATACGCACAGCTCCCGGTGCCCGCAGGCGCGGACACACCCACCGTCGCCAGCGCGCTCGCCGACATCGCCACGGCCCTCGACCCGCACCTGGTGCAGCACGTCACCGACCTCGCCGACCGCAACTCCACCCTGTCCGCCGCGCCGCAGCACACCGTGGCGGTCGCCGAAGACGGCACCACCTGGATCAAGACGGACGGCGGGTCCAACACGTGGGTCACGGTGTGGGAGCCGCTCCCGGCCTGGCAGAACTGCACCCTGGCCGCCGGCTATCAGAGCTCCGGCGGCTTCACCCCGCAGGCCCGCCTCGTCGGCAACCGGGTCAGCCTGCGCGGCCGGATCGAACGCACCGACGGGCAGGTCATCCCGATCAACGGCGTGAAGGTCGGATCGGTGCCCACCGACTGCATCCCCCAGGAGCAGGTCGGCGCGTACGCCGGGACGTGCTCGCTGGCGGGCGACGTCATCATCGGCGTCGGAAAGCTGGAGGTCCTCGAGACCGGCACCTCCTCCGTACTCGGCGGCGCAGGCGACATCACCTGGTGGTCCCAGGACGGACCGGTCGCGACCGGCACCCCGTGGATCGCCATCAACGGCGAGTACTGGACCGACTGACAGGAGGCTCCCCAGCGTGACGCAGTACACCTACGGAGGCAGCCCGGCCGACGTCCTCACCGACACCGCCGGCAACGTCGTCGGCGACTTCCAGGTCCTCGTCTACCGGGCCGGGACCAACGAGCTGGTGACGGCGCTGTACGAGGTCGACGGCACCACCCCCATCAGCGAGCTCCGCTCCAACGACGACGACAGCGACACCCCCGGTGCGATCCGGTCCTTCAAGGCCGCCGACGTCACCGCGATCGAGTACGCCTACAACGGCCCCGGCGGGTCACCGGTCCGCTGGTACCAGGCCGCCCGCGAACTCGCCCAGGAGGCCGCGAGCGCGGCCGCCGACGCTCTGTCCAAGACCGACGGCGGCATCGTCCAGGGACCGACCGCGTTCGAGGCGGGCCTGGACGTCGAGGACGGACTGAACGTCACCGGCGGCGCCACGGTGGACGGCCTGGACGTCGAGGGCGACCTCAGCGTCAGCGGCACGTTCACCCCCGAGAACCTGCAGCTGTCCGGCATGCGCATCTTCAACCCGCGCGTCTACGGGGCACTCGGCGACGGCACCGGCAACGACGCCCCGTTCATCAACGACGCGCTCACCGCAGCGAACGCGGCGGGAGGCGGCTGGGTCATCGTCCCGTCCGGCGTCTACATGATCGGCGAGGTCCTCCGGATCTACCGCAACACCCGGCTCACCCTCCTGCCGGGCGCCGAGTTCCGCCGGAACTACGCCGGAACGATGCTCCTGAACGGCGACGCCGACCAGGCATACGGCGGCTACACCGGCCACGGGAACATCCTCATCGAGGGCGGCCTGTGGAACATGCGCGGAACGACGTCCGGCCTGACCGGCTCGGCGATGTGCATCTCCATCGGCCACGCCCGCGACGTGACCATCAGCGACCTGGTGATCAAGGACGTCAGCGGCTACCACGCGATCGAGCTGAACTCGACGAAGACCGCCACGGTGGAGCGCTGCAAGTTCCTCGGGTATGTCGACCCCGGCGGTCGCGATTTCAGCGAGGCGATACAGGTCGACCTCGCAAAAAGCAGTGGCGTGTTCGGGGGATTCGGGCCGTACGACAACACGGTCTGCGAGGACGTCACCATCCGGGACTGCTACGTCGGGGCGTCCGGGACGGCGGGTACGACGGCGTGGCCGCGCGGGGTCGGCTCGCACTCGGCGACCGTGGACGTCGCGCACCGCCGGATCAAGATCGAGGGGAACTCGTTCGAGGGCTGCCTGCAGTACGGAGTGGTGGCGTACGCGTACAACGACAGCGTCATCGCGGGCAACACGATGAAGGGGTGCGGGGCGGGGATCCGCTGCCGGTCGATCATCAGCGCGGATGCCGCCGACTCAACGAACACGTCGGGCGTGGTCACGAACGCCAGCCAGGTGATGGAGAACCTGACGATCGACCGGAACGTCATCGTGGACTGCAGCGGCTACGACGATCCGATCCTCCTGTTCGGCGAGACGACCGGGCGGATCACCGGGGTCACGATCACGGGTAACACGATCGACGGCGCCGACGACGGCGAGAACGGCATCCGCCTGTACTTCGTGTCCGACTACACCGTGACCGGGAACACCGTCCGCAACACCGGTGGTACGGCCATCAGCCAGGAGCAGGTCATCGGCGGCGTGGTCGGCCCCAACCGGGTCTACGCCCCGGCCGGCTCCGGGATCTCGTGCGACACGGGCACGGGCATCACGATCGCCGTGAACCAGATCCGCGACGCGGGTGTGAACGGCGTCCACGTCCTGGGCGGATCCGACATCCAGGTCCAGAACAACTACATCAAGGGCGCCAGCCGGGCGGCCGCCGGGTCGTGGGGTATCCGCTGCTCGACGTCCGTCGACGGGCTGCAGATCACCGGCAACAAGATCCGCAAGTACGGCAGCGGCAATGAGGTCGCGGCCGGGATCGGGATCACCAGCACGTGCACGAACGTCAAGCGGCACGGCAACGACCTGCTCGACACCGGACTGGACGACCAGTCCACCGGTGCTGAGCCGTCGCCGTTCGATGCGGCCGGCGCCCTCGAGATCCTGCTGCGGCCGTCCGGCCGGTACGAGACGACGAGCCGTCTTCGGTGCGGGACGACATCGACGCCGACGTCCGGGACGCTGTACCTGGTGCCGCTCTGGCTGCCGCAGGGCCTCGTCGTCTCGAACATCTCGTTCGTGTCCGGGGGCACCGCGATGGTGACGCCGACGAACTGGTGGTTCACCCTGCACAACCGGTCGCGGGTCGCGCTCGCCCGGACGGCGGACCAGCTGACGGCCGCCTGGGCCGCCAACACCGTGAAGACGGTGGCGATCGCGCAGGCCACGGCCGGGGCCGCGTCCTCGTACACGACGACGTACGGCGGGCTGCACTACCTCGGCGTCATGATCAAGGCGACGACCGTGCCGAGCCTCGTGTCCGAGGGGTCGGTCGCCGACGTTCTCGCGTCCGTCAGCCCCGGGTTCGGCGGCACCGACACCGGCCAGACCACCCCGCCCACCGTCACGGCCGGAGCCTTCACGGCCGGAGCCTTCGGCGCTGGCAGCGGCATCCTGCTGCACGGCTACACCACCTGAGCCCCCCCCCACGCCCCGCAGCCCCGCGCCCTCGGCCGGGGCCTTCGTCATGTCAGGAGTCCTGCATGTCCCATCCATCGACCATGGAGCTCGCCCAGTACGCGTACGCCGCGTACGGCGCCTCCACCAACCACCGCACCCATGACGGCCGGCAGATGCCGGAGTGGGAGGAGCTCGGCGACCGGATCCAGCAGGCGTGGGTCGCGGCGGCCGCCGCCGTCGCCCAGGTCGTCATCGAGCAGCCCGCCGAGAACGCGGTCCGCAGCGAGCAGTCGGCGCCGCAGCGGCCGAGCATCGGGCGCATCGTCCACTACCGGCTGAGCGAGCACGACGCCGGGCAGATCAACCGCGGGCGCAAGGACTTCCACGAGAACGGCCGCGCGCAGGCGGGGTCCGGGTTCGTGGGGCACGTTGGGAACTGGGCGGCTGCGGGCGATGTGTTCCCGGCCGTCGTGGTCCAGGTCTTCAACGAGGCCACCGTGACCGTCAACCTGCAGGTGCTGCTGGACGGCAACGACACTCACTGGGCCACCTCGGCTGCCGAGGGTGACCGGCCCGGTGCCTGGGCCTGGCCGGGGCGTGTGTGATGGCGCCGCCGCTGTCCGCGGTCAAGTTCCTGGCCGCGCTGAAGAACGAGGGTGTGACGGTCGTCGAGGTCGGTGACTGGCGCGACCACAACCGCAACCACGTCGGTCCGTGGGGGCCCGTGCACGGTGTGATGATCCACCACACCGTGACCTCCGGCAGCGCCAAGACCGTGCGGATCTGCCGTGACGGCTACTCGGGGCTGCCCGGGCCGCTGTGTCACGGCGTCATCACCAAGGATGGCCGGGTGCATCTCGTCGGCTACGGCCGCGCCAACCACGCGGGCTCCGGTGACGACGACGTCCTCAAGGCGGTCATCGCGGAGAAGGCGCTGCCGGCGGCGAACGAGAACAACACCGACGGCAACCGGCACTACTACGGCTTCGAGTGCGAGAACCTCGGCGACGGCAAGGACCCCTGGCCCGACGAGCAGGTCGAGGCCATCGTCCGTACCGGGGCGGCGCTGTGCCGGGAGCACGGCTGGACGGTGCGCAGTGTGATCCGGCATCTGGAGTGGCAGGTCGGGAAGGTCGACCCGCGCGGTCTGGACTGGGCGGACGTCGAGGCGCGGATCTCGGAGCGGCTGAAGCACAAGCCGTCCTGGTCGCCGGGTACGGCGGGGTCGTACACGGTGGTCTCCGGGGACACGTTGTGGGGGATCGCGGCGCATGAGCTGGGCAAGGGGGGGCGGTGGCAGGAGATCGTCGACCTCAACCCGGACGTCGACCCGGACGAGCTGCAGCCCGGTCAGGTGCTGAAGCTCCCGGCGAAGTGAGGCTGCTCGAGCGGCTGGTGTGTCCGGGCTGCTGCTGCCTGCGCTTCGGGCCCGGACACCTGTACCGCGTGATGGCCGGCATCTGCCGTCTGTAGACGGCCCGGCCCGACCTTAACTTTCCGCGCGATTTTATTACGCGCCCTATGACACCCCAGGTCAGAGGCGTTCTCTGGCCTGCCCTGACGAGAGGAACAGCATGACGAACAGAGCCTTCTGGAAGGCCACCCTCGAGCGGATGGTCCGCACGTTCGCCCAGGCCGTCCTCGCGCTCCTGGGCGGCGACGGCCTCGGCCTGATCGACGTCGATTGGGGCCAGGCGTTCTCGATCGGCGGGCTGGCGGCTGTGGCCGCGCTGCTCACCGCGATCGTCGCGAGCGGCGGTACCACCACCGGGCCCGGGCTGACGGAGACCGTCGTCGCCAGTAGCCGGCGCCCCCTTCCGTAAGGAGTCTCCTTGGACGTCACCACCATCGGCAGCCTGCTCGTTGGCGTTGCCGCGGTCGTCGGTGGCCTGGTGACGTACCTGGGGAAGAAGGGCGAGAACGCCCTCACCGGCTACAGCTCGCTGACCGACAACCTGCAGGAAGAGCGGGACCGGCTCGACAAGAAGGTCACCGAGCAGGCCGCCACGATCAACACGCAGACCACGACGATCAGCACGATGGCCGCCAGCGCGGCCGAGCAGTCCGCGCTGCGTGCCGCCGACCAGGCCGAGATCGCCCGGCTCCGCGCCCTCGTCGTCCAACTGGGAGGCCAACCGTGACCCGCGCCGAGCAGGCTCTTGCACGGAGGTGGCGGCCGCTCGCCCTGCTGTGCTGGCTGATCGCTCTGTCCGGGGCGGTCGTCATCATCTGGGGGCGGATGGACGCCGCGGCCGGCCGCGCCGACGAGGCGGCCGCCGAGGCCGACCTGCGCGGCCAGGCCGTGTCCACGCTCGCCTCGGACGTCCGGGCGTTGCGTACGCAGGTCAAAGCCGGCGGAGAGACGCCGGTCGCGCCGGACCCATCCGACGCGGTCGATGATCTGCCCGCGCGCGCTCGGGTGCCGGTGCCGATACCAGGCCCTCAAGGGGCCCCGGGGCAGCGCGGCGAGGCAGGGGTGCCGGGCGAGGCAGGGGTGCCGGGCGAGCCCGGTACACCGGGGCCCTCGGGATCACCAGGGCGGAATGGCAGGGACGGCGCGGACGGCGAGGCCGGGTCGCCAGGTGAGTCCGGGGCCGAGGGCCCTGCGGGTCCTGCAGGACCGCCAGGCCCCCAGGGCGAACCCGGACCTGCAGGAGTCCAGGGCGAGCAGGGAGAGCCTGGCGAGCGCGGTCCGGCTGGGCCTGACTGTCCAGACGGGTACAGCCTGCAGGCGCCGTCGTGGGATCCGGACGCTCTGGTGTGCCGGAAGGACGACACGTCACCTCCGGACGAGGATGAGCCCTCGAGTCCCCTGGTGGCCGGGCTCGTTCCGACTCGTCGTCAGTACCTGTAAGACTCGACGGCGCGCACGGACGCGACACGCCCAAGGTTCATCCGAAAGATGAGACGTCCGCCACACTCGAACGATCGTTCGCCGGGCAGGAGTTGACACTCCGTGACACGAAACGATCCGAAACGTTCCGAGGCGTTCCGAGGCGTTCCGAGGCGGCGCGAGATTCCAAGGCCATCCGAATCTGAGCGGCATGCAGTGCCTTTTCCGAGACACTCCCCGCTGCGAGGGGATGGCGTAACCTTCTGGCAGCGGATCACCTTCGAATCGAAGGTACACAAAAAGACACCCTCCGCAGGGGTAGCAGCCCTGCGGAGGGCCAAGACCAGGAGGTAGGACTCCGTGGTGCAACCGCAGAGTAGCAAGTCGCTTGCCGCCGTCAACCAGGCGGGAAGCCCTTTTGACCAAATTCTTCACTTGGACGCCTACGGGCGCGAGTACTGGATCGCCCGTGAGGTGCAGCCGCTCATGGGCTACCCGCGGTGGCAGCACTTCGAGCCCGTGATCGACCGGGCGCGGAAGGCTGCGAGCAACGTCAGCGACGCTGCGGCAGTTTTCACGGAAGTCCGTGAAAACCCATCTGAGCTGGGAGGGCGCCCGGCGAAGGACTTCCGGCTCTCTAGGGCCGCCGCCTACTACGTGGCGATGAACGGTGACCCCGACAAGGCGGAGGTCGCCGCGGCGCAGGCGTACTTCGTGCGGCGCACCCGCGAAGCCGAACTGGGTGCCATCACTCTGGCGGAAGTACGACAGACCGCCCTGGCCCGTGCTCGTGAGATGGTCGACTACCGACTATTCCGCGACATGATGGCCGAGAACGCCCCCGACTACGAGCCGAGCAGCAGGGCCACGCAACTCTTCTTCGCGGCCACGCAGAACAAGCTCTACCTCCAGGTTGTCGGCATGACGGCTCAGGAGATCAAGGAGGCCCGTTGCCTCGCGACCTGGCCGGGCGCCGCCGAAGGCAAGCCGGAGCCGAGTGCGAAGAGCGCGGTCCGCAAGGTCGCGAAGAACTACCTCAGCGAGCCGGAGTTGCGGAAGCTGAACCGGCTTGTCGGTCGGCTGTGTCTGCGTGCCGAGGACATTGCCGACGATGGCCTGCATCTGTCGCTCGTCGAGTGGCGG